CCCGCTATTGCATTGCTTTTCGTGTTTTAGCTGTTTATAAGTTTGTTTTGATAGAATTTCGCCAATGAATGTCGCTTCGGACTCATAAGCCGGAGGTCGGGGGTTCAAGTCCCCCCCTTGACACCACTTCTTATCGGCTTCATAGCAATTTTCAAAAAAATCAAAAAACTTACTCGGCAAAAACTCGGCAATTAATAACATGACTCTTGCTTCTCCTTTTCATTTACAATATAGAAAAAGTTGTTAGCCATTTCAATATCTTTTTTACTACTTTCGTGAGTAAAATATACATCATTTAAAACTCTTGAGCTTTGTGTCCATCCTCCAACAGATTTTAACCATGCTTCATCAGCTCCGTTGTTTTTCATGATAGTTACATAAGTATGTCTTGATGTATATAAATCTTTGTCTTCGATTTTTGTTTTGTTTAGCAGTGGCTTCCAATAATATTTATTAACTGTTTTACTATCACTAAAGCAAGTATTATATTTGCTAACAAATACCCATTTATCTTGAGTTCTCTCTTCAAAATGTTTCATAAGCATATCTCTTGTTGTATGGTCCAACGGTATAAGTCTTGTGTGATTTTTAGTTTTATTAGTATTGTTGTTTTCTACAATTTGGTAGTCATTGTTTACAAAGTCTTCAATTGTAGAATTTCCAGACTTTTCTGTCACTCTACCTTTTGTTATAGACCTTTTTAAATCAATAAAGCCATTGTTGAAGTCTATATCATCCCACATCAATCCTATAGCTTCTCCAGTTCTTACTCCAGTACTAAAGATTAAATATAGGAATACTTTGAACCATCCCTCGCTCTCTTTGATAAGTGTAGTAACTTCTCCAGCTGTGTAAGGAACTCTTTTCTTTGTTGTAACAGTTATTGCATCTGCTAGTGCTACATAATTTTTGTGAATAATATCATCGGCTACTGCTTTGTTCATTATTAGACTTAAGGTGTCTTTGCATTTTTTGGTTGTGCTTGTTGACCTTTTCTCAAGCATGAAGTTTTGCCACATTTCTATTTCTGTTGTTTTTATGTCTTCGATATAAAACAACTTTTTAGCTTCAAAATAAGGGAGTATATGATTTTTTAAATATCCCTCTTTTTCCTTTTGTGTATTTGTGTTTCGACCTCTTGCTGTAGCTTCAATAACTTTTAGACCATAAGATTCAAGATTTGTTTTTTCCTGTTTCGTATTTTCTTTATCAATAAGTTTTAAAAGAACGTCTCTGTGATTCTTTTTGATCCATGCAATATTTAATTTAGTAGCTTCTTTCCCTGTTGATTTTCTATAAAACTTTCCATCAACAGTTCCAAGAACATAAATTATATTACCGTCTTCAAGTTCTCCAGTAGTTTTGTTTCTCTTTTTTGGGATATCCCAACCTTTACCTCGCATAATGTCTCCTTATACGAAGCACCACATCTTGTTTCACGTATATTTTACCGCCTTTTTTCTTGTAGTCTTCTTCTGGTTCAAAGTTAGCTATTACATATTTTCTTAAAGTGTTTGCAGCTTTTCCAGTTAAATTTGATACTTCGGATAATGATAATTCATCTGGAATAAGAGATTTAAGCTCTTGATGTTCAGCTTTAATCTCTCTAATCTCTGATAGTATGGTAAGAAGAAGTTCTTTTTCTTCGGTTATCATTTTTTGTTTCTCCGTACATTTATTACAATGTATTTTAAACACAATAACCTTAAAAGTTTGTTAATCCGTTTTAGTTTTAATTAATATTTGTGGTTTGTTTTGTGGTATCAGTTTGTGTTCCTGTTCCATCTTCGGTATCACTTACCGTACTGTCTGTATATGAATGTGTATGGTTTGTATAATTTTCATTTGCGATTGTTCCATCTGAGTTAAATGTAATCGAAAATAAATCAGCTATTGACTGTATCTTTTCTTGAATAATTTGAAGAGATTGATTTATATTGTTTATACTTTGTGTATTTGCACTAACGTCTTCATTTAGACTACCTATTGTTGTGTTTTGTAGTTCTTCAATAAGTTTATCAAGTCTTTTAGCTCTCTTGTAAGCTAGTAGTCCTAATTTATCTTTTTTTTCATCTAGCATTTATAAATTCCTTTATGCTATATATTTTTTCTCTACATTGTTCAGCTGACTTATAAAGCCTTACCATATAATCAGCAGCTTCACTTTGCATAGTAATATTTGGAACTTTTGGAATTTCACTGCATTCTAAAAGTTCATTTGGTACTTGCTGTTTTTCTATCTTGATTTGTGTTATTACTTTTGGTGTTACCACCTTGGAGTTGTTGCAACCTGTTAAAAGTATTAACAAGAACAGGAGCTGCAATCCCATCATCTTTTTCTTTAACATACCTAATCTCCTCTATAATTTTTGAGTATTCTATTGCTCTTGATAATTCTTTTTTATGTTGAGCTCTCATGATTTCAAATGCTTTATTTGTTTCTTGTTTAAATTTACTAAATGCTTTTTCATTTTCTTTATTTACCTGAATTGCATCTTCTAGTTTGCTGTTTAACACTGCATTTATTTCAGTTAGATTTAATATCTCTTTTTGTTGGTTTAATATTTTGTTTTTTTGATAATAAATATACCCACCTGTTGCAACAATTACTAATGCTATACCAATATATAACAATGTGTTTGATTTGTTAAAAATGAAGCTTTTTATTGCAGTAAGCCATACCATCTTTTAATCCTTTCAACATAAGTAATTGTCTCTTTACTATGATGTCCTGTAATATCTTTTAGGCATGGTTTTATATCATCCCATAATTTTGCATTGCCGCATTTCTTTTGTGCTTTTAAGATGCTTCCCATACCTGCATTGTAACTTGCTTGAGCTAACTTATTTTTTTCTATAACTGGTCTATTCCAACTCCATCCATTTCTAAGCTTTCTCATGTAGTAGGCACCAGCATAAATTGCATAGCTTGGTATAAAGGCATTTGAATAAACTGGATAGTCTAATTCTTTGCTTATTTGTTCCCATGTTTTTGGCATAAACTGTGCTAGTCCCATGGCACCAACTGGAGATACTGCATCACTTTTTAATCTGCTCTCTTGATAAAGTTGTGCTTTCCAATACTTCCACTCTTCAAAATCTGCCCAGTAGAGCTTTACGCTCTTTTGAATCTGGGCATCATATTTTGAACTAAAAGAAACTGCTGACAATGATTGCGATAGCAATAAGCCTACCAGCAAAATAAATACCGAGTGCTTTTGAATCATGTCTAACCTTTTCAAATTCAGTTTTAAAATCAAGTCCTATCATTTTGTCTGATAGTCTTGCTGTCATCCAAATAAACCCAAGGGTAACTAATGCGTAAAACAGTTTTATTAAAAAATCCATTAGTAAAAACTTGTCCATATTTTTCCTTTATTTATATAGCCACCCTATGACGGCAGCTAAAATCATATTAAATAGTGTAAAGTATCCCATTGATTTGTACATAAACTTTTTAATATCTTCAACATCAAAAAGAATACCTCCACGCCCATCTTTTCCATAAACAGTTCTGTTTAAAGTAGTAACTTCATTTCTAAGCTCTTTTGTTTCAGCAATTTGTGTGTCTAGCTTATCAATTCTTTTGTGAACTCTAGTGAAGCTCTCTCTTAAATTTGCATCCATGTTCTCAATTTTTTCATTGATAACTGCAATGCTTTTAAGAGATTCTGTTAAATTGTGAAGCTCTGTGACTACTCTATTTAAGTTTTCCGATAGAGCTTTAAACTCATAATCGTGCCTAATCACTTTCTCCCTTATTTCTTCATCTGATAATGGCACCTTATTCTCCTATACTCTTCATGCAGTGTTCACTTTCAAGCATTCTTAAAAATTTGCATAACAATTTTTCGAATCTATTTGCTTTTCCAGCTTTTATTCTTCTTCCAACATGAGAGCTAATAGTTTCATCTTGGCTACCATTCCAGAGAAGAACATTTCCCATTTGGTCCAGCACTAAAAGAAATCTTAAAAGTCTAGATCTCTTCTGCATGTCTGTTTCAAATTTTAAAATAAGCTCTTCTCTATCCATCCCTCAATCCTTACCCAGCAAAGTTAAAAGCTGGTAATTCTGCTAAAAACTCATCTTTAGCTGGTAATGTTCTAGTTCCTGCAAATACTGAAGCTTGAATCAATCTTGCTGTTTCCCAAACTGTAACATTCCAGTTCCAAACTGCTAAACAAAAACCTTGATGTGCATAATCAGTGTTATCTTTATAGTTTGCACAGCTATGAACATCTCTAAACTGTAAACCATTTGCTTTGTTATAAGCATCAACTTCTTTTTGGATGTATTCTTCAACATATCCAGTAAACTCTTTTACAGTTGCTTCTTTTGTAGCAGCTGCTAACTCTTCATCTCTTTTAGCTATGGCAGTTTCAACTTCGTTTTTTTCAACTTCTGTTTTTGTATCAAGATAAACATGTTTCTCTCCACTCATTACAACTATTCTTTTTGTTTGTTCTGACAAAATGTCGACCAATGGTCTTGCGTTAATTTGCTCTTGCATATTCTAGTTCTCCTCTTAGTAAATTTAGTAAATTAAAACTATCTGCTCTTACTACATGCCCAAGCCATGAAGAAAGAAATATTCTCAATTTCTCAAATAGCTTTAATCTAATAAATCTTTTTATATGTCTTCTTGCTCTTGTAACAGAGTCTTTTCTTATTAGTTTAAAAGTTGATTTAATTCTCATTCCCAAGAAGTTAATAAACTGAACATCTGCTTTTTGAATAAACCACTTGCTGAATTTCAACTTCATATATAAATTTATAAACCTATTTAGAACTTTTTGAAGTCTTGTTAATTCTTCTTTGCTGTGGCTAAGAATTACAGTGTCATCCATATATCTAAAATAGTGTTTTATTCTAAGTTTCGTTTTTATAAAAGCATCAAAAATATGTCCATAAATATTTGCGAATAACTGGCTTAATAGATTTCCAATCATTACACCTTTTTCACAGATAAATTTAAAAATAAGCCTTAGTGTTTTTCTATCTGTAATTTTCTTTTGAATTTTTTGTTTTAAAAGATTTGAATAAATGCTATGGAAGTACTTGCTGAAATCCATTTTTAAAAAAAATACTTCTCCAGCTTTTTTCATTTTTCTCAATGTAGATTGAACTTTATTGATACCTTTGTGAGTGCCTTTGTTTTTTCTACACGCATAAGAAGTACTATAAAAAGTTTTTTCAAATATTGGTTCTATCACATTGTTTATTGCATGTTGTACAACTCTATCCCTAAATGGTAATGAGTTAATTATTCTCTTTTTTGGCTCATAAACTAAAAAGCTATAATACTCTCCAATTTTATATGTCTCATTTATCATCTTTTGTTGTAAAATATATAGATTTGCTTCAAGGTTTTCTTTGAATTTTAAATGACCACTGCTATATCTATTTCCACCTTTCAATGCTTTTTTATATGCATCTCTTAGGTTGTCAATATCAACAATTTTGTCAAAAAGGTTTCTATATTTTTTACCCAATTTCTTTTCCTTTTTTTTATGTGCTGTCTTCTAGTTTCGATGTTTCACTACTCTTAGTTTTACAGACCCATTACTTTGTTTGCTTACGCAGGACAAATAAGCTGACTATTTTTAGTCTCACTACTTAACCCGTAAGTTAAATAAGTGCTATGAATAAATACTCACAAGCGAAACGAGAACCAATGTTCCAATTCGAATTCCAAACGTAATTGTTCCAATTCGAGCAACGTGACCCAGCATTCGCCCCATTGTCACGATTGCCACCAAGTTTCACGGTTGTCTTACTTGCCCTTTATTTTTTATCATTGTTCCTACTATTTTTCCAACTTCCGCAAGAAGAATAGAGGCTACTTGATGTCTTCTTGGACTTATAAGCTTTCGTTTTTCATCTGCTAAAAATCGCAAGTGATAACGAAGCAACGCCAAGGAAGCATCTGCTTCATATAATTTACTGATATGATTTGATTTGGCTGCTTTATAAAAAAGGTCCACTTGTTTAAACACAAGCTTAATGGTCTCTTCTTTTACAATTCCATGTTTTCTAGGAATTTGTTGTAAAACTGGATAAATGTAATTTACAAATTCATTGTATTTTTCAATTACCACCAAATCGCTATCATATCTTTTCATATAAACTCCGTTCGCTTCCGCTCACTACACAAGCTTCAAGTGGTCACAAGCGAAACGAGAACCAATGTTCCAATTCGAATGCCAAACGTAATCGTGCCAATCCGAGCAACGTGACCCAGCATCCGCCCCATTGCCACGAGCGCCACCAAGTTTCACGGCTGTTGGAGAGTTTGATGTTGCATATATTTGCCCTCTAGTGTCTGTGTAGTCAACCCATGCGAATGTTGTTGTTCCATATCCATTCATAAGGTCTTTACCCCAAACATATTGAACTCCAGCTGCTTGTTCTATACCAAATTTCGAAGTTAAGTGAGGATAGTGTTCTACTTTTCCAGCTACTGTTTCATAACCATCTGTGCTTGAAGATTTACCCTCTGTTACTCCATATGCAATTGTAGGGAATTCATCGTAACCAATCATCTTTTTGCCATGTGAAGCTGCTATCTCACAAAGTTGAAACCAAGTAAGCTTTCCATATGTCAAAGTTCCATCTCCACCATACATCAGAGGAATTTTTGGAATAAGTCTTCCGTATGATGCAGCACCTGCAGCTATAAAAGCTCCAGCTTTTGAAGTTCCATTTGCGATGTGTTCACTGTTTAATAAATAGATGTCATACCATTTACCATTGATATAAGCCATACCCTCTGGATTACAATTTGGTCTAAATTTTAAATCCCACATAGAGTAAGCATTGATACCTCTGATTTTTACCATGTCAGATTCAGTTTTGTTTCCTGTTGGTGCTTCTGCTTCTGGAATAAGTCCATAATGGAAACCACCAACAAGCCTATCGGCAGTTATTGTTTTATCTGCACTTATATAAAAAGTACTATCTGCTTTAGCATATACATAGTAATCAGTACCTGCGGTTTTTGCACCAGTATCTAAATTTGTATTTAAATCTAAAGTTACATTAGCTGCTACTTCTACTGCTGTTGAACCTACAAGTACTTGAGTTCCTGCTGGAATAACAATGCTTGATGGACCAGCTTTTAAAAATAAAGCTTTGTCGTAATCTGGCTTTTTGAAATTTACTGTTAATGCAATCAGATTGTTCGCATTTTCTATCTCTTGAAATGTTGTAGTACCGCCACTGTGAATGATACCACTGTCAGTTATTTGAATTCCCATTTTGTTCTCCTTAATCGATTAATTTAACTATCGCACCATCATTTACAGTTATGCTGTTAAATGTAACTGGATTGATGAATGCTGCATTTGTATTTGCTGGAATTACTACATCCCCAAGTGTGTTTGAGTGCATGAAGTCTCCCGTGTCCATGTTTGATAGAAGCTCATTTATTTTTTGTGATGAATAAGTTTTATCAGCTGCTGGAGTAGTGTCGTTGATTTTTGCATTTATTGTATTATTAACTTTTTGTGATGACCACACATTTGTTGTATTTGTAACTGTGTCAATAACTAAAGAGCTGTTTGTCATATCAGCACCGTTATAAACTTGAATAGTATGTGTTGATGTATCACTAAAAGTTATTGTATATGTATCAGTTGCCCCTGACTGTCCAGCTTGTCCACTTGCATCTGTTGTTGAAGTAAAAGAGATGTCTGTTATAGAAACTCCTGTATCTCCTTTTTCTCCTTTTTCTCCTTGCCCAAATGGTGACCCGCCATCCCAATCTCCAGCTGTATCACTTCTTTTAAAATATATTGTAGATGGTTGTACATCTGTTGCAAGGTATGAAAAATCTTTGCCTTGTGCATCATATAAAGAACGATTTGCAAAAGTTCCAACTGCATCTGGATCAAATGCTTCTCCTCTTTCTCCTTTGAGACCTTGTGGCATATAAAGTGTGTAATTACCACTGTTTTTATCATATGATAAACTTGCACTTTCATTTGATGCAATCATTACTACTTTTGGATTAATAGCAATAAGTTCATCTCTTATTTGAATTACTTGAGTTGTTTTTTCTGGCACTTGCAACACTGTAGACATATTATTTGATACATTTTGCACAGATGCTATATCATTAGCTACAGTGTCTATATTTGTTTTATTGTTTGCAACACTGTCAATATTTGTTTTATTTAGATTTACACCCTCTATATTGTCAAGGTTTGCTTCTACATCTATGATCTTTTGGATATGATCGTATAGAGACTGTAAGTTTTGTCTAGTATCATAAAGATACTGGATCTCATCCTCTTTGTCTGCAAGAGCGATGATTTTGTCTATCCTTTGACCAAGTGCAATAACATCTCCAACACGATTTGCTAAAGTTTGAAGTGAGCTTGTAGTCTTAGCCCAGTAGTATGTAGGAGTGGCTTCTTTGAAGCTTCCAAGATATGCAGTCAATTCCACTCTATCTATATTTGAAGCACTACCGTCTGCATCTCTAAATCTAATAAGCTGCGGAGTAGTTCTTATTGCATCTTCTACAGTTAGCTCCGTATTGATAACATTTGCAGCATATAGTGTATGATTTGCAATATAGTTTTTGATATCTGCATGAGATGTTAGCTCTAGTGTAACCTCTGTCACACCATCCTCAAGCAATGTCACAAAATCTATATCAAGATTTGTACCATCATTCAAAACCAACCTTGCACCGCTATAGCTTACATGCTCTGTATCGCTATTGTTATTGAGTGCTAGATCAATGTCTATCTTTCTGTTACCTAGATAGTTGCTTTTTTTGAGGTCTTCTGTGATTAGTGAAATATCTATCTCACTTAATTCTTCCAGCCTTTGAATAGATTCCTCATCAAATAAATCTTTAGCTTCTTTAATAATCTCAAGGTTTGCTACAAGTTGATTGACATTTGCTATAAAGCTTTCACTTACTTCCATTGTTATACTCCTATTGTGGCTAAATATTTATCTAGCTTTTCCATAATTTCACTATCTCTTACTTTGTCTGCATATTTTATAAACTCTTGAATAAGATTATTTTCATCATTGTTTATGAAGATATTTTCGTTCACGAAAAACCTTTCAAAAATATCAAACACTATTTCTTTGAACTCTATCCTTGCATTTACATCTTCGTAGAACATTTGAAGTTTTGGCATAGGAAATAAAAGCTTTAAAAAATCTATTGATGTTGCTCCACTTTGAATAAATAGTTTAATGTCTTCGATATCATCATTGTCAACAAAAACCATTTTATAAAACATTGGTATTTCTGATTCCTCTGTTTCATAAAGTGTTATTGAGAAGTTTCCAGTTGCATCTGTTTGGATTGTTTTTTTTGTAGCTATTTGCCCACTAACATCTAAAGCACTAAGTTTATTACCATACTTATCGCATAGTATAAATTGAAGTGTTTTGTTTGCATAGTCTTCATCTGTTAAAATTTTTATGTTTCCAGTTATTGTTCTCATAGTCAAATACTATTTAAAATATCTGTTTTAAACTAGGTGGGTATTTTTTATAATTTTTTTGATATATTATTTAAAAATTTTAGGATAACAATGAAGTATATATTTTTATTATTGGTTATATTTTTTTTCATTGGCTGTAGCACTAAAGAGGTTGTTAAAAAGGAGCCTTTTAAATTGCCTTATTTTAATAAAGATAAAGCTAATTTATATATTTTAAATAAACAAGATTTATTTACTTTTTCAAGAGAAAGTGTGATTATTAACTTGGATTGCAATAACTCATCTTATGGTGCCATTGTAAACACAATCCAATTTGCTTATTTTCCTTTAGAGCATGGTTCTTGTTCTCTTTTTGTAAATAACTATGATAATTTTAAAGCTGCTTTTGGTAGAAGAGATGGACAAAAATTAAATTTAAACCTTGAAGCTGGTAAGATTTATTTTGTTGATATTGATTTAAGTATGGATGTTAAGTCTTGGTTTAAATTTGTTTTTACTCCAGTTTGGATGGATATGGAAGATCCTTTAATTGAATCTTCTATTAAAAATGACTCATTTGAAAAGCTGGAAGATATAATCAACTTTAAACCTATGCTTGGTATAAAAAGATTATACCCTCCTGAGTCATCATATTTTTAGCTTTTCCATACGGCATCATATTCTGATTGCTGTTTGTCTCTTTTTTCATACTCTTTTGCAACTCTGTCTTTTTCCATATCTAGCATATCTTCATTAAATTTCTTTTGTTCGCTGATACCATAGATACTTGCTAAAGCTCCACCAATTGCTCCTATTCCTTGAAGCGTTCCACCTATGTTTTTACCAGAGAATGCATCCCCAAAGAAATTAGTATCACTTTGCGTTGTTTTTGGCATATCAATAGCTGTGTTTTTAAAATACATGTCTGTAAATGATGTATTTACTCCTGCTCCTGTATCGATATTTGTTGTATCTAATAGATTATCGAAATTAAAATCTAATGCTGTTGCTGCATCTTCTGTTTTTGCTTTAGGTTTAAAAACCGTCCAATCTTGATTTGGTTCCCAGTCCATAAATGTTTTTGTCATACTCATAAAATCTCCTTATACTTGATATCTAATAATTTCTGGTTTTGTGTCTTCAATATTTAATGCTGGATAATCGATATCCATTGGGTCATTAAAATACCTATCAAAATCAATATCTCTTTGGTTATCTATTCCTAAAAGATAAGTACTTTGCTCATGGATTGTACTTACACTGTATTCATTGCTTCCTGCTCCTGCATTAAATAAATATCCACCAGCACTTGCTGCATATAAGATATCTGGTTCTCCATAGACTTTGTCCCATACTGTATTAAAGTATTCTGCTTTTTGTCCTACGCCTTGAAGCCATTTTTGATAGTCTGCCATAAGGCTGTCATATAAACCTTGAGCTTCTTGGAACTGCATATATGCATCTGCTACACTATATACTCCCATTCCAACTTGAAAATATTGTGAGTTTACAATTGATCCTATACCACTTGCATCTGCAAGTAATCCGAATCCTTTTGCACCTGAATAAAGACTACCTACGATTATGATTGAGGCTGTAATGATTTCTAAGTTTTCAAGAATATTTTCTGAGCCGAATAACTCTCTTTCTATTTTACCTATAGTTCTTACAATATGTGCAGTTAATCTTCCTTCATTGTGCAGACCATCAAGTGCAACTACTGAAGCAGCAATAAGCCATGGGTTACCTGTTGCAATTCCTACAACTGCACCAAGAGCATATACTGCTGTTTGAAAAATACTTACAAAGGAGTCTCTAAACTTGGTCCAATCCCCCGTGATGATACCCTCTACCATCCCTACAACGCCTTTAATAACACCTTTAACTACATTAACTGCAAATTCTACAACAGTTTCTATTGTTTCAACTACGAAGTCAACTGCCTTTTCGACAACATCTACAACAGCTTCAATTGCTTTTCCTATTGCTTTAACAATTCCGCCCATTGCATATCCTCTCGAAGTCCTTTGAACTGAATTATCTCATTTTCTGCAGTAATGTTAAAGTATCTTTTGTACATTTCATAGTTTTTATTTTTTTGTACAAAAATTGGTTTGTTTTTCATTTTGCTTAAGCAGTGAGAAAAAAAGAAAAAAGAACCCATTTTTCTCCTATGCTCACTATAAATATAATAATAGCTAAGACTAAAGTGTGTTTGAAATTCTAAAGCTAAACAAAATCCAGCAATCTCTCCATCACACTCAAGCTTTATTGCAATCCCTTTTTTTATATGCATTAAAACATTTTTAAGAAGTTTTCTATCCTTTAGCTCTTTTAAAAGAGCTTTATTTATCTTGTATGCATCTGCTTTGTTTATAGGCGTTATTTTATAGTCTAACATAGCAACTTCCATAAAAGTTTCCAAGTCCTGATGCATTTACTAATACTGACTTATTTTGATATTCATCCATTAATTTGCATATTTCAACTACTGCACTCACCCCTTGTGAGTGACCTATTTTGCTTTTATATTCTATTCTATCAATATTTCCAAATAGCTCATTTATCGCTTCATCTTCTGCAGTTGTATTTTGCTCTGTTCCAGAACCATGCATCTTAATCATATCTATATTGTATATCTTAAATTGCTCCATGGCTTTTTTATATCCATCTTTTGTGACTTCAAATGGTGACCTATCATCGCTCCATACCCAGCTTACATCTCCAATATACGCTTTTGGCTCTTGACACTCCTTGGTTAACTGTATAATAAAAATACCGTCACTACATACTAAGTCTATATTTAGTTGTTTGAATAGCATAAGCTCTACTTCTTCTACCCATTCCTCTCCATAAATTAAAACATCATCAAAGCCTTGATTTAAAAGTTCTTTTGCTTCTTTTAGTGCATATAGACTACTTGCACATGCATTCGCATTTATTGAAAGATAAGATATATTTCCAATTCTTTTTGCTAATTTACTTGCAATATAACCTAACTGTGATTTAACTGGCATAGCTCCTTTTAAAACTTGTATGCAGTCTCTTGATGCTGAATGATGTTCACAAGCTCCAGCTATATAAAGTAGTGCTGTCTTGCCTGTTGTTTTAAAACTATCTATATCTTTTTTGTAAAGTTTATAAAAAACTTCATTCATATATGAGTTTCTATTTTCAAGTGTTTCGCTAATATATCTTGCTTTTTTATCTTTATTGAAAAAGTCAGCAGTTTTATAAAAATACTTTTTAACTTGCATTTTGTATTCTTTCAATTAAATCTTTTAATTTGTATGTTTCATAGTCTATTTCATTTACATATTCAACTGAAAAACATTTATATTCTTCATTCAATTCAATCCATAAAATTGCATACCCAAAGCTATCAAGCTCACTATCAATTAATAGATCATTTACATCTTCTAGAGGCTTTGCATTTTCAGTAACTAATATTTCATTTACTTTATCTATTATATCTTGCATTTTTCATCCCTAATTATTACATGCGATTGTAATACTTGGTATAACATCACTCTCTATGGCTGGTTTATTAAGAGATACTTCACTTTGATAGCTTATCTTATCCGTTGGGATTCCATCAATTGTACTTTTTGAATCTGCCATTTGTTCTGCACTGATTGTAATGTCATCATCTGTTGCTATTGCTTGAAGTTGTTGCACTTTGAAGTCTGCTTTTTTCATAAATGCATTTTGATGATTTGCTTCGATTGCTATGTATCTTCTTGCTTCTTCGAATTTAGCCTGTTGCTGTGTAACTTCTAAACTTGCCATTTTTACCGCAGTTGATGACCTTAAATCTCTATGTCTATATTTTTCAGATACTATTTGTTCTGCAAGAAGCATTGTTTTTCCTTTTTCTACGCATTCTTGCTGTGTAACTAAATCTGTCTGTTTTTCTTTTAGTGTTGTTTCTTTTACTATGTTCGCTTCTCTAGCTATTATTTCTGGTATCTCTTTTGCCATTTGCATAATTTCATTAATAACACCTACACTTACTTGAGCTTCATAGGTTGCTATCATCTTTGCTTTTTCATCATCTGCAACTTCGTACTCTTGGATGTTTTCTTTAAATGTTTCTCTTGCTTTTTTAATAAATACATTTTCATCAAGAGCTGCTGATATTAAATTGATGTTATCTATAATATTTTGTGTAGTTACTGCCATGTTATATCCTTACGAAAGGACTTCTTAGTCCTTTTGAGTGTCTATTTTTATAATAAAGTTCACGTAAACTCAAAATCTCTTTATCATAAAGGTTTAAGTAGTGCGTTGATTTCCCTGTATTCTTATCACTTGTATAAATTTGATAAGCTAGATGCATAGAATAAAAAAGTAATGCATTTTTAGCCATAAGTGAAATGGGAATATTGTCTGTTTTTAAAAGTACTTGCTCTACAAAGTTGTAGTTAACTTCTACTTTCATTCCTGCTTTTAATAGTTCTTGTGGGTACAAGAAAAAACTTTGCTCGTCCATACACACATAGTAATTATCATCATCTATTGTGTTTTTGTTTTGGCTCATCCAATCAAAGCTTTTTATTGTAACCGGTTCTTTGTCTATATTTACCGATATTACTCTCATACAGTTATGTGGAAGTTTGTATCTATTTTCATTTTCTTTTATTGTATATACTTCTTGATGTGAAAATAATAATAACTCTCTTGAAAGGTTTGCAAGTGAAGAATTAATCATATCTATTAACTCTTCATCACTCCATCTATATTTTTTTGGTTCAGTATCATTTAATCTACTTCTGATTGCTAATAAGATGTCGTTTACTTGCATAATTTTCCTTAATTTTCTTTACTTGGTAAATGTGGAAGCAATGTAGCTTTTAATGTATCAATTGTTTTTCTACCAATTTTGATACCAGCTTTAATACAAGCTTCTTTTATTTCTTCTTCTGTTAAAGTCTCTAAATCTTCTTTGAATGGAAGAATTGAACCAGCAGTTTCTTCTGAAGTATTTTCAGTTTCTTCTGTTGTCTCTTGTTGTTCTTGAGATTCAGCAGTTTCTTCTGAAGTATTTTCAGTTTCATTTTTTTCTGCTAATGATTCTGCTAAATCATCTTTCATATTCTCAATACTTTCTCTTCTATCAAGTTCTACACCATGTTCTCTACCTAGTGCTTCTAACTCATTTTTGTCAGTAATCATTTCAATTTTTTCTGTAACTAAGTTTTCATCTGTATTTGTAGTGTTTTGTTCCAACTCTTCATTATTTTCTTCATTTTCGCTAACGAAAAGAGTTTCAATATTAACTCTCTCGAAATGAGGTTGTCTCAATAGAAGAGTTGATTCAATTTCATTTACAATTACAATGTCCCCAGTTGATAAGATAGGAAGCTTTCTAGCTCCTACCTCAAAAAGTTTTTTTTGAAAGTTACCGATGAATCTAATAGCAGCTAACTTTGGTGTATGTATAGTTGTTTTTTTCATCGTAACTCCCTATTAAGAAACTGCATTTACAATTGCAATCATTCCGAAATCTTTTCCATGGTACACTGAAGATTGTTCTGCTGCAGTTTTACCTTTGAATTTAGTTTTATCGAAACCAGTTCCTCTATCAACTCCAATAAGAAGTTTTCTTCCACCCTCTTTAGGGTCTTCATAATAATCAAATCCTTCGTCAAATGGTTTAAGTCCAGCAGTTGCACCTAAGAAAAGATTGATTTCTGTTTTTTGACCAGCTGCACCTGCATAGCTATCAAATCCTGTAGCATATACAGTTTCAACACCATCAACTGTTGTTTTGTACTCTACTAAGTCAGAAGTTATGATTCCTGATTTTCTTGCACTCCAGTTGCTTCTTTCAAATACAACAACACCTTTATAAACACCGAATGCCCCAGTAAAAATTGGATTATCATCTCCTCTAGCAGCTGCAAATTTTTGAGCTTCAATCCATAGTGGGTCTTCCCCAAGTTGTTCTGCTGCATTTTGTCCGATTACTAATAAGTGATACTCTACATAATCAACAATTCCCTCTTTGTTTACTGTTTTAATTACAAATGGTTCTACGATTGGATGTGGGTTTCCAGCACCGTCAACTCCATTTTTAGCTCTTTTTTTAGCTTCAACAATTGCTGCAGTTGAGAATCTATCTCCAGCTGTAATCGATGCTGTTGAGTTTTCAGCATATACTCCATCTGCTGCACTACAAGCTACGATATTTGTTGCATTTGCTGTTAATTTTGCAGTGATAATTCTATCTTCTCTTATTCCTAACCATTTTGGTAAATCTTTATGTGCTTTACTTCTAAAGTTTTCAGTTGCCATTTTGCTCTCAAGCTTTTTAGCTTTTGATTTTAACGATTGACCGAAGATTCCATAATCAACATCTTGGTATAAAGTACTTTGACTTCCGATATTATCTTCAAAGTCTTGATTTCCTGTAATACCTTCTCCCTCAATGTGGTCCCTAAAATAAACCCTAACTGTTCCACCTTCTTCATTTGGTGATTCTGTTCTAAGGTCAGTCATAATAACTGCACCCTCATCGTTGTTCATGAATTTATTCCACCAGTTAAGCTCTACTGTTTTTGCTGTTACTGTTCTTCCATATTTTTGTAATACCTGAGGATCTGTTTCTGCCCAAGTTGCCATATTTTTTCCTTTGTTTTAAATTTAATTTTTAGTCTCTACCGATACCAATACTTTTTAAGTAATCAGTATCAAGAACTTTTTCCATTGCTTCTTTTTGCTTTTTAGCAAAATCTTGCACCTTTTTAAGTCTCTTCTCATCACTAGTTATTTCACTAGCTCTCATTAGAGTCTCAAAATCCCTTTCTATCTCCCATCTTTGTTCTTGGGTGTCAGTTTCATAAATCATTTACTTACCTCCCAATCCCAATAGATTTAAGATATTTTTGTCTCTCTTCATCGCTACTGTATGAGTTGTCCCCAGTTGCACCGTTTACTCCACTTAGGTCTGGCGGTAAATTGTCATCTTCTTCGCTATTGTCTGGATTTAATTTTTTATACTCTTCATGTGCCAGTTTTAAAAATTCGTATTTTGTTTTTGCAGTGTCTCTGAATTCTTTTTTCTTTCTTGGACTTAAGTCTTCTTGGATAAATTCAGCCAATGCTTCCATGTCAACATCTGGGTTCTCTTGTGAAAATTTATTTGACTCTGTTAAAATTTCAAATTCTCCACGTCTACCTTTTAATTGCTCTTCGAATTTTCCAATTTCTTGTTTTTTAAGAGTTAGCTTTTCATCTCTATACTTTTCAAATCTATCTCTTAACATTTTGTTCTTTGCTGCAATATTTGAATCACTTGCTAATAATTCAAGTTCATCATCGTTGAATAGTGAGCTAGGGTTTTTTTCAAGTTGAATTTCAAACTCATCTGCTATTTTATCTGCTACATTGTTGTACTCTTCCTGTAAAATAGAAAGTCTTGCTTCATCTTTTCTGATACCCTCTTCAATAGCATTTACATCCATTTCTTGTGTATTTTCTTGGGTGCTAGTATCTGCTGTTGAATTTTCAGTTTGGGTTGCTTCTTGTGTTTGCATATTTACTTCATCTGCCATTCTAAGTCCTTTTAAAATTCTTGAGTTTGTAAAATTGTAAAGAGTTTTTCAATTTTAAACTAGGTGGGTATTTTGTTTTAAATAAATTGAATTAGTTTTTTTAACTCTATTTCATGACCATATTTTGAGTTATACCTTGCGAATAATAACTCTATATACTTACTTGCACTAGGTGTTGATTTTGAAGAATATTCTTTAATGTCTTCTATTATTTGTGGATGAAGTGTCATAACTGGTGTTCTTGTTTTTTTATAAACTTGGTTATAATCTCTTTTTGAGGCTATAATCAAATTTGGATTTTCTAAAATAAAAAAGTTTTGAACAACTGACTCAAAATATTTAGATTTGCTAACTCCATTTTTTTTAGCTCCCTCTTTAAGTCTTTTTATAAATCCTGTAGTAAAACTCCAGTCTGGACACCTCACTCTTCTGTCTTCATTATCCTCATAAATAGATGTTCTTTTACCATAGTGCTTTGATATTTTTCGAGGAAAGTTTGTTTCACAACCGCTATTCGCTACTTTTGTCATGCTACTGCTCCAGTAATTGGTCTAACTCTTCATTGCTCATAGATTCAAGCTCTTCATCTGTATAAATTTTTTGTTTAACTTTTGGATTGATATGTTTGATTTCCCCATATAAAGTTTTTACTGTTGTAGTTAGCATATTATGGTATGTTGCATTTGTTCCAATATTTTTTGAGTTGTCAGCGAATCTTTTTGCTCTTAGTAAATTTTCTCCCATAAGTGCTTGTAAGTTTTTTGCACTTAATACTTCATAACATAACTCTTTTGCCACTACTTTCCCGTATTCTTCGAGGTCTAAGTCGCTATATTGTGATTGCCCTTGGTTTAAAAGCTTTCCTTTAATTATCTCTTTTGCATCTTCCATTGGGAGTGTATCTTCTACTAATACTGTTATAGCTTCTTTTTCGTCAACGAAACGATTTTTTTGCCATTGCTCTTTGCTTACCCAGCTCTCCACTGTCTTTGGTGATACTTCACAATCTGGGAACCTATCTAGTACTTTTGCAACACTTAGATTGTTTGCTTCATATACTGCTCTTATCTCTAGTTTCAATGTTGGGTCTACTGCCATTTTAAACTCCTCTCCATTTACCTGATTTTTTTGGTTTATATCTTTTTGCCACTTTTTTAACCTCTTTGGTAATTGTTTTTTTAGGTGTTGCAACAAGCCATCCAGAAGATACTGCATCTATGCAGTTGTCCGTTTGTTGTTTTTTGGCTGGATCAAATCGTAATAATTCTTTTGTGTACTGTTTTACAAAGTCTATATCGCACCCTTTGTAGATTTTTATTTGATGTTGCTCATGGGGGGCAGTCATATAATCTTTTATTTTTGCCTGTTTACTTATCTCACGTGGAGGTTTAAAGCCATTGATTCCATTTTTAATAGGAGGTTTTCCTTTTGCTCTTCTTTTTGTATTTTCAATTAGTAACTCTTTTTTTAAAACTACAATTAGAGTAATTCCTCCTCCAGCTTCTTCAATCCATACAGGTGCTTCAGGGAATTTAATCATCATTTCTATAAGTTGTCTCGCTGTTCCGTAAACATCCCACTTCCCCCTTTTACCATCCATAATCACGCACATCTCTATATTTTCTTCATTAACGCTCCATCCCTCACAAGCAATGGCTCTATCATCTGCTCCATCTTTTGTTGATTCAGCATTGTCAACAAGTATGTAAAAATTTTGTTCAGGCAAGTCAATATCTGCTATGTATGTAATATCTTCTTTTTTAAAGTGTCCTGTTTCGGCAACAGTTACATTTTGGTTGTATTGTTTTTCAAACTCTTTTTTAGATACTCCTCTTTTGAGAAGTTCTATTTCTTCGGGTGTTTTATAGTTTCTATTTGGTAAAATCTCTCCAGCTGGTCTGAAATACTTAAAATCTTCATACTCATACGTGATGTCATCTTCTGTAATAAGCGGAAGAGTAATAAGTGTCCATATTCCGTCCTCTGTATCTAAGTTTCCACCAATATGTTTTTTTACACCCTGTTCTTTTATAAATCTTCCTGTTGCATCATCTTCTGCTAGTCTTTGCATGATGTTTATGACTGAACCACCATTTTCAAGTCTTGTAAAAACAGAGTTTTTTATAAACTTCCATGCATTGTCTTTTTCTGCTTTACTGTCTGCATCATTTGCTTTTAAACTATCATCGATTACTGTGATATGTGAACCCTTACCAGTTGCTGCACCACCTATTGAAGTTCCAAAGTATTCACTCCCGTCTTTTAACTTCCAATTCGCTTTTTTGTTTTGGTCTTCACTAAATTTTTTATTTGGAAATATATCTTTATAATATTCACTTTTCATGATGGTTTTAATATCAACACTTGTATCTTCTGTCAGTTCTGCACCATAAGTGAAGTATTGATTTTTTACAAAGTCCATAATTCCTTGAACATACGATATAAACTGTCTTACGGTAAGTTCTGTTTTGGCGAACCTAGGAGCTAGTTCTATAATTACTCTTTTTTCTTTTCCAACTATCACATTCCATAAAACTCTTATAATAAGCTCGTGGTACCAATACTCTTCAAAAGCTCTTCCATAAACATTTTCAAAAACACCATGGATATAAAGTCTAAAACCTTCCCATCCACCTTTTCTAATTTTTGCACGAACTACACGTTCCTCAAGGTCTCTTTTCTCTTTGAGTTTGGCTGCTTTAATTTTTTGCTGTTCTAGTATTTCGTTTTTGTCCATCTTCTATCCCAGTGAAAAGGTTTATCCCAAGTCTTAAATTTAAAAAACTTTTCAAGAATCTTAAAAAGGAATTCCATCACTTCCATCTTCCATCAAAGAACCTTGCATTTGTGGGACTTGATTGTTGTATGTTTGATTTGCACCTTGATTTGGTTGATGCTGTCCTTGGTTATATTGCTGTTGACCAGTTGATGCTGTATTGTTGTCTGATGGTCTTCCATCAAGCATTTTCATGGTCTCTACTCTTAAAGTATGTTTGCTTCTATTCTGTCCTGTGCTATCGGTCCATTGTTCTAAAACAAGTCTTCCCTCAAGCATTACCGTTGAACCTTTTCTTAAATACTGATTTGCAGTTTCTGCCATTTTCCCCATTATGTTAAACTCTAAAAAGCATACCTCTTCTTTTATTTCTCCAGAAGCAGCTTTGTATTTATGCGATGTTGCTATGCTACTTTTTGCTATTGCTAATGCATTTGGTGTATATCTTAGCTCTATATCTCTTGTAAGATTACCTATTGTTATTACTCTATTAAACATCTTCTCTCCTTTGTTCTCTTGCTTTTCTTTTTTTTCTTAGTTTCTTTTTTTCACTTGCTTTCATTTATCTCTCTCCTTAATAATTTTAATCCTATGCCACATCCTTCCACTTTTATATCTGGTCTCTGTTTATGGACTTGTTCTCTGTAAACTCTCAACATACTTGGATTGCACATCATTAAAAACTCTTTTAGTTCTTTTGGTGTCTTAAATTCAATATCATCTCCCCCTTGCCAGTGCTTTAAAATCATAATAACCCCATATCCGGAATCTCTACTTGAATATCTTCATCTTCTTTACTACTTTCAAATTCTGTAACTTCTGGTGGTAATGGATCTTCTCCCCCTTTATATTTTCTGTGAAATTCTAAAAGAACTGGATTCAGTGATATCTCTGTCTTAAAATGTCTACCATTTTGCTTGTTCTTTGAAACCTCAAGAAGTCTTTTGTGTGCATTTGAGTCTATGTCGCTTCCATCTTCATATTTAGGTTTTAATTTATGGATGTACCATATTTGACTTGCTTCGTGAGCTCCTTTTTTTGTACCCATTGGTGTGTGTGTTCCACCTTTTGTGTCTTCTTTCCCTTGTTGTGCAATAAATAAAATTACAAGCTCTAAGCTATGAGCTAATTTTGCCAATCTGCTAAATTTTTCCGATTCCATTTGTTCTGCTGTTCCAGTATTTTCAACATTTTCAACTCTCATTTGAGAGTCGATACATACAAATCTTCCACCTTTTTTTGCAAATATTTTTATTTCTCTCGTAACATCGCTTAAGTCGTATCCATCGTTTATGATAAAAAGATTCTTTTTGTTGATGTTCTTTTTTCTTTTTTTGTTGTTTTGTATATAATCTCTTACCGTAAACTCAAATGGGAAGAATAGTGTCGGGAATCCACTTGATACATTGTGAAGTACTTGAGTTGAAAGAATTGTTTTACCTGCTTCTGGGTCACCCATTACTAAAATAAGCTGCCCTGCAGTCACTCCACCTTTTAAATAGTCATCAATAAAACTTACACCCGTTTGAAATATAGGAAGTGGAGGCATTGATTCAATCTCTTGTTCCCATTGTTCATATGTTTTTGCTCTTGAACCTATTGCTACATCAAGATTTATGGTTGAATCTTCAATAATTTTTACAATTGATGAACTGCTTTTTCTAATATTTAGTTCTTCTTGTATTTTCAAACTAAGTTTATAAAGCTCTCTTTTGTTATGCCACTCCACCAACTCAATAACAGTTATTTTTAAATCACTTGTCGCATCTTCTGCTCCTACAAGTTTTAAAGCTGCTAAGTGTTCAGGGTCTATTTTTCTAAGTTCCTCTCCAACTGCAACAATACTCAGGTTCCTGTTTGTATCATCAAGATTTTTAATAGCTTTAAGTATTTGTTTATGAGCTTCTATTGTGAAGTGGTCATATTTAATTGTTTCACTTATTTCGCTAAAGTTGTTAGTTTTTATAATTGAAGCTAAAAAGTTTCTCTCAAGCTCTATATTTGATAGATTTTCCATTTAAATCATTTCTCCTATGTAGTTTTGTAAGTATTCTCTTACCTCATCTTCATCAAATTCTTTGATGACCTCGAAGCTAAATTGTGCTTCATCTAAAACCGATAATTCAAACTCATTAAAAAACTCCGCCCCCTCGTTTGTTTTTAATTTTCTATAGTCAAATTTCTCAAAATCAACATCTAGTTTAAGAGTTGCATTGATTTTATTTATCAAAATTGAGAGAACATTTTTCGCCCCCTCATTTGTTTTTAATTTTTGAGTTTTTTCTTTTATTTTTTTCTCATAATCAAGAAAAACTTTTGAATTTAAAAAAGTTGCAGGATGTTCAAAAATTTCATTAAGGCTTTCTTTGTGTTCAATATGCATTTGGGTGGCTTGTAATAAAAATGACTTATGATATTTTGTAAGTTTGTTGAATGCCTTTAGAGCTCTGTCTTTTTTTTCTTTTCTTGGATATATCTTATACCAATCCTCAAAAGAGAAAGTGTCGTCCAAATTTTTTTGGACATGTCCTTGGACATTATTTTTATTATTGTTTATATATAATAATGTAGAAAAGTCAATTTGACTTTTTGAACTGTCAATTTGACTTTTTGTGTCCTCATTTTTTATATTAGAAAAGTCAATTTGACTTTTTGAACTGTCAATTTGACTTTTTGTGTCCTCACTATTTTGTTCAAAAGTTGCTATGTATTTTAATCGGAGTTGTCTGTCTAATTTTGTTCCAATATTTTCAATTATATTTTTTGCATATAATCTTTTAATTGTTGCTTGGACTGCATTTGTAGTTTTGCCTACATATTTTGCAATTATTTCATTACTTGCATAACAATATCCCTCTTTTGTAGAAAGTCCAGATATTAATCCACATAATATTTTTTCACTATCTGTTAACTCTTGAGATAATAAAATATACGATGGTATAATAGAATAATAATTTAAATCATTCATCTATAAAACCAAATTTTATGAGTTCATTTATTGCCCCATTGACAGATATTTTTCCAAACTCTTTTATTATTTCTTCTTTATTTATCTCTTCATTTTTGCTAACTTTATACTCGATATATGCGAACAATCCTATTGTGCTAAGAGGTAATTTTTTTTTAAATATAGCATTATTTATAATAGTAATATTTTTATTTGACCTTATAATATTTACTTTTGACATATCAAACCTTTATAAATTTTTTAAATTCAATATCCAGTTTAAATCAATATTTTTATCTTTACAAACTTCTATTACTTGCTCATAAGGGATTTTATTTTCTCTTTTATATACAGCATAACTTGAAATAGGCATTTTTAAAGCTTCTGCAACTTGTTTATCTGTATTTAAATGCAATACAAATTTTATCTTTGAGTTGAATTCGTCGAATTTTTTAATCATTTGATACTCCAAATTTTAATTTATTTAAAATCATACTATTTTATATCTTAATATCCGTCATAACAA